TACTTTTACATGGCTTTTGCAGAGTCACCATTTGTAAGTAGTAAAGGAACGCCTACAACGGCAAGATAGAATATGTTTGGTGTAATATGTCTTGGTCAATTTTCTTTTTCAGGAGAGCCTACTGAGTTTAAATTTGCTACAACTACAACTAATGTAGCAACAATTAGTTTAGGGGATTATGATACAATTGCTGTTGCAAATGTAGCAGTAACTACAAATGTTTCTACTGTTTCACTAGCATCTTTAGCTGGTATCATTGCAAAAGCTGTTGTATTACCTACAACTAATCTTATAACATCTTCTGTTAATGGCCCAGGTGTTATTACTTGGAATGATATTGCTACAGGGGCAAGTCAAACATGGACAAATGTAGAAACATAGGATAAAATAGGAGAACACATGTCATCATCATATTCATCATCATTAAAGCTAGAAAAAATGACTACTGGCGAAAAAGCTGGGCTTTGGGGTACAGTTACAAATACTAATTTAGATCTTATTCAAGAAGCTGTGGGAGGTTATATTGCTATTGCTGTAACTAATGCAGATATAACAACTACTGTAGCAGACGGAGCATCATCCAATGGCCGTAATGCAGTTATTCTTTTATCAGGAACTCTAGCTGCGAATAGAAATGTTACTGTTCCAGACTCAGTAGAAAAAACTTGGTTAGTTATTGACACTACAGTTAGAAGCTCGAGCCACTTTACATTAACCTTTAAAACCGCATCGGGGACCGGGGTTACTTTAGCTAGAGGTTCTACTACTTTATTATATTCAGACGGAACAAATGTTAATAAAGCTATGATACAAAAAGGGTATGTATCAACCACTACTGCTTACACAGCAGTTGCTGATGATCAAGTTATAGTGGACACAAGTTCTACTGCAGTTACTATTACTTTACCTGCAAGTCCTAGTATAGGAAACGAAGTTAGCTTTATAGATGGAAAAGGTACTTTTGGTTCTAATAATTTAACTATAGCTAGAAATAGTTCTAAAATTAATTCAGGAACATCTAATTTAGTAATTTCAACCAATGGTCAATCTTTTACATTAGTTTTTGCAAATGCAACTAGAGGTTGGACTTATAAAACATTTATATAGGAGATAACACATGTCTCTTATTAATTTCGAGATAGCACCAGGAATAGATAAACAAAATACTAGTAAAGGTGCTGAAAACCGTTGGATAGATAGTACGAATGTACGTTTCCGTTATGGCCTACCAGAAAAGATTGGTGGATGGTCTTCTTTAGTATCAGATAGTATTGTAGGTGTTGTGCGTGCACAAAAATCTTTTATAGATACAACTGGTAATAGATATATTGCTTTAGGTACAGATAAGTTTTTATTATTATTCTTTGAAGGTCAACTTCATGATATTACTCCTTATGATTCTACTAGACAACAAACTAGTGCAACACTAGCTACAACAGATGAATCAACTTCTGTTTTAATTACAACAGGAAGTGCTCATGGTGCAAATGTTGGAGATATTATACAACTAGATTCAGTAACTCTACCTAGTGGTACAGGTCTTGCTGCTGGTAACTTTGAAGATAAAGTTTTTATGATAAATAGTGTACCTAGCACAACTACTTTTACAATTACATCGTCAGCAGCAGCAACAGCTACAGTTAGTGCTGGAGGATCTACGACAGTTGAATTTTTTTTTATTGTTGGTCCACAAAAACAAACTTACGGTTATGGTTGGGGTGTTAGTACTTGGGGTGGTACAGTATCTAATGCAGCAACAACAACTGTCAACGAAGCATTAGATAATAGTGAAACAACAATTACTTTAACTAATGGTACTATTTTTCCTAGTGCTGGGACTATATTAATTGAAGATGAACTTATAACTTATACAGGAAGATCAACACATAATTTAACAGGTTGTACACGAGGAGCTTTGGGTACTACTGCTGTAGCTCATAACGATGGAACAGCCGTAGTTAATGCAACAGATTATAATGCTTGGGGAGACGCAGTAGCAGCTGGACAAGTAAATCTTGAACCTGGACTTTGGTCTTTAGATAATTTTGGAGAAGTTTTAATAGCAACAGTTGCTAATGGTAAAACTTTTACATGGAATCCTTCAGCCACTACACCTTTAACAACTAGAGCAGCATTAGATACAACCAATTTTTTAACAGGAAATAATCCTACAGCTTCACGATTAACTTTGATATCACCAACGACAAGACACTTAATTCATTTTGGAACAGAAACAACCATAGGTACAACTACTACACAAGATGATATGTTTATAAGATTTTCAGAATCAGAAGATATTAATAGTTATACACCTAGCGTTACTAACACAGCAGGTACACAAAGATTACAAGACGGAACTAAAATTGTTGGAGCTCTTAAAGCAAAAGAAAATATTCTTATATGGACAGACAATGCTCTTTATACTATGAAGTTTGTTGGATCACCTTTTATATTTGGTTTTGAACAAGTGGGAACAAACTGTGGTTTAATAGGTAAAAACGCTGCTATTGAAGTAGATGGTGTTGCTTATTGGATGAGCACAAAAGGATTTTTTATTTATGATGGTACAGTTAAAACTCTACCTTGTTCAGTAGAAGACGATGTATATAATAATTTAGATACTACTAAAGGACAACAAGTTGTAGCAGGACTAAATAATTTATTCTCAGAAGTAACTTGGTGGTATACAGAATCACCTTCTCCTAGTGCAGGTGGTGACTTTAATAATAAAGCTGTCACTTATAACTATGCTGAATCTGCTCAAGTACCGGGTGGTATTTGGTATACGAATAGCGAACCGAGGACTTCTTGGATTGATGCAAACTTATATCCGAAACCTCATGCAACAAAATTTGATGATACAGGTACAGGAACTTTTCCAGTTATCTTAGGTGAAGATGGTTTAGGTAAAACAATATACTTTGAACATGAAGTAGGAACAGATCAAGTGAATGAAGATGGAAGTGTAACGACTATATTATCTGACATTCAATCTTATGATTTTGATTTACAAACAGAAACGGGAGCAGGAGAAAAATTTGTATCTGTAAGCCGTTTTATACCTGATTTTAAAAATTTAAGTGGAGATGCTACAGTAACTTTAGATGTAAAAAGGTACCCTTCAGAAGATGGTATTAATTCTACTCATAGTCCATTTACAATAACTTCTTCTACTGATAAAATTGATACAAGAGCAAGAGGTAGATATGTTAGTGTTAAGATTGCTAATATATCTATTAATGAAAAATGGAGATATGGAACTTTAACATTAGATATTAAACCAGATGGAATGAGATAATGGCTAGAATAGTAGTAAGAATACCAGAACCTAAAAATGAATACGATGCTTCTAATCAAAGACAGATTAATAGAGGTATTGCATCTTTAATAGAAGAACTCAATACAAGTTATCAACAAAATTTAAGAGAGGAAGAAGAACGCTTTTCTTTTTTCTTTAGTTAATGGCCAATAATTATTTAAATAAAAAAGTAGATTTAGTAAATACTAGTGTCACTACTTTATATACAGTACCTGCTGAAACAACAGGTGTTATAAAATCCATTCTTGTATCCAATGACTCAGCAAGTCAAGATACTATTACTGTTACTATAACAAATGGTAGTAGTGTTTTTAGTGTCTATAAGCTTGAATCAGTAGATGCATTAAGTACGAAGGAACTTCTTTTACAACCTTTGATTGTAGAAGAAACAGAAATAGTAAAAGTCACAGCAGCTACAGCCAATAGACTTCATGTCATATTATCTGTGCTTGAAATGACTAGGACAACATAGGAGGTAAAATGGTATCTTTTGTAGAAAAAGGAACAATAGATGTATTAATAAGTGGTCAAAAAACACAAAAAGTTGATGTTGATACTGAAGTAACTGTTAAAAATCTTAAGACAAATATTGAATATTCATCAGATCAAGAAGCAGAAGATGATGTAAATAACGATAGTACTAACACAAAAAAAGAAGATATATCAAGAAGTGTTAATATAAAAGTAACTAAATTACCTGATGTTATTTCAAAATCGGAGTAAGAGTAGTTGATTTTTGAAGCAAAAAAAAGTAAGGTACTAATGATAGATGCCGATAAAATAAGGGATATATCCATAGTATGTGGTTTATATAAGTCTTTTCCTCGCTATCAAGAACACACGTACGAGGACGTGCTCCAACATATTTTACCATCCATTACACTAGGACAATATAAGGTTCATTATGAAAATGATCTTCCGGTTGCTTTCACTAATTGGGCTTTTTTAAGTAAAGAGGCAGAACAAAAATTTATGAAAACAGCAGAACTAAATACTGAAGATTATAAAAGTGGTGATATAACTTGGGCCATAGATTTAGTATGTTGCAGCAATGCAAAAAATGTAATGAAATCAAATAAAGAACACTTTACAAAATTACTGGGATATAATAAACCTGTTAAATGGTTAAGAGTATCTGACGATGAAACAATTAAAAGAATGACTATTAGATATACAAAAGGATATTATGCATAATGGGTAGTGTTAAAAAATTCGCAAGAAAATTAGGACCTGTTGCACCTATATTAGCATCATCTTTTTTAGGTCCAATGGCAGGGGCACTTGTTCCTAGCTTTGGTAGCGGTATAATGAGTCAAGCATTAAGAAGTGCTTTAACTCAAGGTCTTACAAATGTAGGAACTCAAAAACTTATTGGAGGAAAATTTGATCCAAGATCTGCTCTTACTTCAGCTGTTGTAGGTGGTGCTGGTACAGCTCTTTCAGGAATAGGAAATAGTGCAAAAGCTAAAAACTTTTTTAAAACACTTAGTGATGATAAGAAAACACTTGCTGGAGGAAAAGCACTAGAAGGAAGAGATAGAATGGCAAAATTATTTTATGAAAGTGCAGAGAAAGGTGGGAAAGCTTTATCTCCTTTTGAAACAGCAAAGCCAGGTGACAGAGGATTTGATTTATTAAAATTAAAAGAAGGAATAGATTATAAAGACGTTTTAGCTAAAGCAACTTTAGATAGCACTATAGGTGGATCAATATCTGCTTACGATGCTGCTAAAAAATCAGAAGAAGAATTTGATAAAATGATGGCCGGTAAAACAAGAACAGCGGCAGAGGATAAAGCGGAAAGAGTTGCTAGAATCACTGCTTCTATGAAGTCAGCTGGTTTTCCACAATCAAAAATTGATGAAGTTTTAAGTAGAGAAGGTTATGCAGCTAATGGTGGCATTATGTATAGAACAGGTGGCCGTGTAGGTTTTGCTGGTGGTGGTGGTTCTCATTATTATGATACCTCTACTTATATGGATCTATATGACAGATATCAAGATGATATTTTAGATGGTGTTATTGATATTGACATGAGTTTTGAAAATTGGGTTCAAAATAGAAATGAATCTATGATGGATGATAGGTATAAAAAAGGTGGTCGTGTAGGTTTTGGTGATGGTGGTACAAGTAATAGAGAAAATAGCGGTATCATAGCAATG